TCAGCATGAACTTAACCGTCAGATCGCTGAAAAAATCAACGATGCTGAATCGGTTGCATCGTCAATGGCTGCATTGGTCACGCTTGAAACTGCAATTACTGTTCACCAAGAAGAACTAGATTCACTCAACTAATCGAGCAAGATAGGCGGAAGCTCTAATGGCAACTATTACTCCGCGCCAATCAACATCGCCGCCAAGTTTGAGCGTGAAATACAACGAACCGATCCTTTACCAAAACTCACTCTTTTACAACGCCGTTCCAAACACTCCAGGCGTTGCAATTCCTAGAGCGAAAACTCCAGCAAACATCACTGCAAGAGTTCGAGCCAGTTCCTCAATGAAAGCGAGATAAGCCGATGGCTGTTTATGACTTGGGCGATGTTGCTGCTCTTGGTATCACTATCACCAACGCCAGCGGAACTGCTCAAAATGCAACTGCTGTCGTTTGCACAATCACACTTCCAGACGGCACAAGCGCCACTCCAGCGGTTACAAATTCTGGCGCTGGTCTTTATGACGCCTCTTACACTCCAACGCTCCAAGGCCGTCACCTAGTCCGCTGGGTGGCAACGGGAACCAACGCCAGCGCTTTCACCGATGAGTTCACAGTTCGGGACTTAACTGCTCTGCCGGTGGTTTCATACGACTCCGTATTGGCTCACCTAAACATCCCAGCCGCCTCAGCTGACGCCGAAGAAGTTCGCCGATTCATGGACGCTGCCCAAGACTTGGCCGAAGGCTATGTTGGCGCGGTCTTAGGTCGCCGATCATTCGTTGAATACTACGACGGCAACACAGACGTCATTCGGCTCATCAATCCTCGCGCGATCACAATCAGCGAAGTAATTGAAAATGGAACAACCCTTGGCGTCAACGATTACAAGTTAGATCCAACTGGTCAACGTCTCTATCGTTTGACTTCTTCAAGCCTGACTCAATCAACTTCATCGGCCTACGGCTATTGGGCAACAGGCGTGAATTCAGTGAGGGTCACTTATGTTGCCGGATACTCAATCACTCCGCCAGCAATTCAGCAAGGCGTTCTTGAAATCATTCGTCACCTATGGACAACACAGCGCGGCGCTGTCAACGTAATGTCTCGCACTGGAACAGGTGATGACTTCTACCCTGGAGCGACTTATTCGCTGCCGAGGAGAGCTATGGAGCTGCTGGATCCTCAGAGTCTGCCGGGTCTCGCCTAATGACTGTCATCACCGCACTTCCGCAAGTCATCAATGGATTGCTCACAGCGCTTCAAGCCTCGAGTGATCTTTCTGCCGTTCGTATCTTTGACGGCATCGAGATTGATGGCTCATACCCAGGGGATTTCATTGCCGTTGGACACGACGGATCCGATGATGGAGAAGTCAGCGTCAGCAACACAACGCAGTCTTACCAACAACTAGGAAACTTCAAGCAATTTGAAGATGGTCAGGTTGAATGTTTTCTTTCAACCTTTGACGGCGGAACAAGTCTGACCGCTAGACGAACAAGAGCTGCCGCGATCATCTCAGCTGTGGACACTGCAATTCGAGCAGATGTTTCACTTGGAAATTCTTGCCTATACAGCCAAATCGCTTCGTTCCAATTTGTGTATTTGCAGACAACCAACGGCGCTGCCGTAAACATCAATTTTAGTGTTTCATACCGAGCCAGAACCTAGGAGAAAACAATGGCAAAGTTTAAGAACGTCTCATCGCTTGGGGATCTTTATGTCCCAGCGCTAAGTCAAGAAGTTGCCTTTGGCGATTCAGTTGACGTCGTAGACGAAGAAGTTGCTTCTTCAATGCGCGATCAAGCTGGCGTCTGGCAAGAAGTTTCAGGGGATAGCAAGTCAACCAAGTCCACCCCCGACGCTGCCTCAGCAGCCGAATAACAAGGAGAAACAAACATGGCTATTGGAGCTGGCATTGGCGCTCAATTGGGCATCGTAACCGAAACCACCTACGGAACCGCTGTGACTGTAACTCGTTTCTACGAGTTCAACAGCGAGAATATCAAATATGACAAGAAGACAGTTGTCGGCATGGGCCTTCGTGCCGGTGGTCAACTGCCTCGTTCACAGCGTCGCGTTGTAACAACAGTTGCAGCAAGCGGCGACTTCGAACTGGATCTGCCAACTCGTGGTCTTGGTCTATTACTTGGTCACGCAACTGGAACATTGGCATCAACTGTCACAACTTCAACTGGTGTCTACACATACACCTTCACCCTTGCTGATACTTACGGCAAGAGCATGACCGTTGAGGCTGGCGTTCCACAGTACGGCGGAACATCTATTTCCAAGAAACTTGCTGGCGCAAAGGTTAGTTCTTTTGAGTTATCTGTTGCCAATGGCGAAATTGCCAAGGGCAAATTCTCAATTGATGCTTCTGCCTTCACAATGACCGGTTCACCTGCAACGGCTTCATATCCAGTGCAAGGATCAATTTTCCACTTTGCACAAGGCGCGGTCACTATTGATGGAACTGCTGTTGCAAACATCAAAGACTTCACCGTCTCTGTCAACAACACTTTGAAGACTGATCGATATAACTTGGGCGCTTCGGGTGCTAAGTCAGAGCAAGGAATCAATGGATTCCGAACAATCTCTGGTTCATTGAGCGCTGAATTTACTGATTCAGTATTGCTTAATAAGTTCTTGACAGATTCCACCGCTTCAATAGTTGTAACCTTCACCGGTTCGACGATTGCTTCAAGTTACAAAGAAACCTTGTCGATCACAATTCCAGCTGCCAAGTTCAATGCTGATACTCCAAACGTCAGTGGCCCAGGAGTCGTGGATCTAGCAATGACTTTCGATGCTTTCGATGACGGCACGAATGCACCTTTGACAATCGTTTACGTTTCGGCAGATTCAGCGCTCTAGTGATTGAAGTGAAAGCCGAAGAATTCGGCGATTACTACAAGCGAATCGGAAAGGTCGACGTCGAAATCCGAAAGGCACTTCGGCGTCGCCTTACCGCTGCCGCGAAACCTGTTGTTGCAGAAGTTAAACAAGCCGCGCTTTCTATACCTTCCAAGGCTGGCGAGGCTTCCACTAAGCGTCGCAAGACTGGCGAGACTGCCGGACTCCGAGCTTCTCTTGCCTTAGCCACAGAATCAACTTTCAAGGCAACTTCAAAAGGTGGCGGAATCAAGATCCGAGTTTCCAGAAGCAAGTTTGAATCTGTAAGCGGTCGGCCAAATACGATTCCGTATTACGTTGAAGGCCGACGCAAACGAGCCTGGAAACATCCAGTCTTTGAAAAAACCAAAGGGCCTGTTACAAGTGGCAACGCACAAAACTGGATCACCCAGAAAGCAAGCCCATTCCTTGGCGTAACTGTTGTCAAACACAAAGAGGCATATGGCAAAGAAGTATCTGCCGCTATTACTGACGCAATCAAAGAATGCAATATCAAACTCACTTAATCAAAACAACTAGGGGAAACAATGCCAATAAAAATCAATGACACGACCTATTCATTGCCAAGTGATGACGGTCAAAGATCAATCACTTTGCATGAACAGTTAATGATTGAAAAGCAATTCAAGAAGCCAATGGAAAAACTATTCCGTTTCACTTCTATTTCTGATAAGGCTTTCAAATCCTTGAGCGAAGAAAAGCAAGATGAAGTTGAAATTGAGCGACGTCTTGCTTTGTTTGTCATGGTCTGGGTTGCAAGACTTCGCGCTGGCGAGAAACTTACCTTTGATGAAGCAACTGATTTTGAACTCAATGCTTTGAATTTTGAAGATGATCCAGGTGATGCCGACCCTTTAGTCGAAGAAGTGGTCAAACCTACGAAAGAGTAATGACTCATCTTCCTCTGCTGATGCACACATACCCATCCATCTCACCTTGGAATGTTTGGGATCTAGAAACCGAAGTCTTTGAGTTGCTGATTACAGCTGCCAAATCTGAATCTTAAGGAGCGAACGTGGCAAACGATACCGCGTTAACATACAGCCTTTACGGTAAGGATGTATCAGCTTCTAAGGCTTTGAGAAATGTTGGCGATGAAGCAAACAAGGCTCACAGTCACTTTGCAAACTTAAAGACAACAGCGCTTGGCGTATTTGCTGGCAACCTTCTAACAAGTGGCGCGACGGCTTTAGTTGGAGCAATTGGTTCAGCTGTAACCGCTGCCGCCGATTATCAGAAACTAGGCTTTCAAACCGCTGCCGTTTTGAAGTCAACCGGCAACGCTGCCAACACAAGTGTTGAAGGCATTCAAGGACTTGCCAGCAATCTTGAATCCCTTTCTGGCGTTGATGAAGCCTTAATCATTAACAGTGAAAACGTCCTTGCAACCTTTACAAAAGTGAGCAACGGCGTTGGCGCTGGCAACGATGTATTCGACCAGGCAACCAAGGCCGCTTTGAATATGTCCTCGGCTCTTGGAACTGACTTGCAGGGAACAACGCTTCAGGTTGGCAAGGCGTTGAATGATCCGATCAAGGGAATCACTGCCCTTTCTCGTGCTGGCGTTTCTTTCACCGCGCAACAAAAAGAACAGATCAAAGCAATGGTGAAATCAGGCGACACCATTGGCGCTCAGAAACTTATTCTTGGCGAATTAACCACCGAGTTCGGCGGAGCGGCTGAGGCTGCTGGCAAGGGATTTGGCGGCTCAATGGCTCGTTTGAAGGATACTGTTTCAGACGCCGGTCGAAATCTAGCAACTAAATTGTTGCCAACAATTACGGATACCGCTGACGCCTTGAGCAGTTTGCTCAAAGGTGACTTTTCAGGATTCAAAGAAAAGATGTCAAAACTTGGTGAACAAGCTCGAGATTTTGCAATAAATGTTGCACAGAAAATCAAAGACTCATTGCCGCAAATTAAAGAACAATTAGCAAAATGGGGCAAAGCGTTTCTAAATTGGATCAGTGATGCAGTTAGCAAATTGCCTGGAAAGTATGGGGAATTTGTCATTGCTTTATCTAACAAAATTACGGCTACGTTGCCAGGCTTGCTCGACAAACTTGCCAAGTGGCGTGAGGCTTTTGTTGCTTGGATTCCAGGAGCCATCACCAAACTTCTTGCCAACCTCAGCGTACTTGGTGCAAAGCTTGGGCAATGGATTAAAGATCATGGCGCTGATCTAGTTTCCAATCTAGTTCAATGGGCAATTGCTTTTGCTGGCTTTGCAATCAAAGCAATTCCAGGATTATTGCTTAACCTTGGCAAGGCAATTGTTGCCATTGGCAAATGGATAATCATGTCTGGCGTTCCAATGCTCTTCAAACTGGTCATCAATCTTGGCAAGGCAATTATTGACGGTCTTTGGGAAGGTATTTCCAAATCCACCAAAGGATTTACCGACAAGATTACAAATTGGTTCAAAGAAAACGTGATTGGCGGCGTCAAGAAGCTTCTTGGAATTTCCTCGCCTTCCAAAATCTTTGCAGATATTGGTGGCAATGTTGTCAAGGGATTTGTCGACGGACTAAATGGATTAAGTTCAACTCAAATTGCAAACAAATTTTCAGCAATGGTTGAAACCATAAACACAAGACTTGCAACTGCCTTAGATAAAGCCAAGACAAAACTTGAAGCTGCCAAGCAATCGTTCACAGATTTTGCCGGAAGCATAAGAAGTTCAGTCAATGGTGGCATCTCATTTGCCGATGCGTTAACTGGATCAAAAGACAAGGGAACAAACTTCCTTTCCGAACTTTCCAATCAAGCGGCTAAGGCTCAAGCATTTGCTGGCAAAGTCTCCAAACTTATCAAGATGGGTTTGAGCGAATCTGGAATCAATCAAATTCTTGGATCTGGTCAAGATGCCGGAACTGACATTGCAAATCAATTGATCTCTGGCGGCGCTGGAGCAATTAAGCAAGCCAACGGATTGCTTGCCGCAACTGACGCAGTTGCGAAAAAATTAGGCGACCAAGGAGCGAATAAGTTCTACCAAGCTGGAGTTGATCAGGCTAAAGCGCAAGTTCAGGGTTACAAAGATGCCATTGCCGAAAGCAAGATATTGTTTGACGACATTGGTCAATTAACTGTCAATGGAATAGTTTCTCGCGCTGGTGGCAAAGGCAAATTATCCAAAGCCGACAAAGCTGCAATCAAGGGAATTGATAGCAATTCCAACGTCCATGTCACCATCAATGTCACTGGATCAGTTGTCCAAGAGCGCGATCTTGCCATAACAGTTCGCGACAACATCGCTCAACTCATGCGTCGGCGCGGATTGAATCCAAGTATTTTAGGAGTTTAAGTGAGTCTTTATGACGGCACGAATGCTCCGACAATCACTGTCGAAATTGATAATGGCAAACTTGGAACTTTCACTTTTGGGATTTCTCAACTTGGCAGCACTGATGTTCTTGGGACAACTGTTTCGAATTGGGTTGCGCTTCCAACAACTGACATTCGATCAATTTCTATTCGTCGAGGTCGCACTCGCGAGGATCAAGCAAATCAACCTGGGACTTTGACTCTTACACTTGACAATCGCTCTGGAACTTATGATCCAGACAATGCGTCATCTACTTACACTTGGAATGGATATACAATCCTGACAGCAGGATTGGCCATTCGAGTCAAGGCAACATACTCTGCTACTGCCTACACCATATATACCGGTTACTTGGAATTAATCGACAGTGACATGACGTTGGATCCCGTTGCAGTTTTTTCATGCACTGATGCTCTTGCAATTCTGGCTCGACGAGTTATCAGCATTGCAGCGCCGTCAGAAACAACATCGGCTCGAGTTGACCGCGTTCTTGATGCAGTTGGATGGTCAGCAACGGATCGCAGCTTGACATCATCTCGAACCTTAAGTGCAAAAACTGTCACAGACACCGCACTTGCATTGTCCGAAGTTGCCTCAACTTCAGACTTTGGGCGTTTGTTTGCTTCTCGAGATAACAAAATAGTTTTGCAACCATATGAGTCTTTATTTACTAATCCCTTTCGCATAACGCTTTCCGATTCTCGAGCTAATGGAACTATTGAATATGACAATATTGTTTCTAACCCTGGAGCAAAGTATTTGGTTAATACAGTTTCCGTCACTGATGGAACTGGAGCGATAAGTACGGCAACAAATACTGAATCTATTTCGCGTTACGGTACTTATCAAAGATCAGTTGACACCCAGCTTGCGCCAGCAACTTCTTCACCTTCGGCGCTTGCTCAACTTATTGCTGACAAAAATGCCCTTCCTTCTACTCGTATTGACTCAATTGACTTTTTGGCAGTTGGGCTTGATGCGAGCGTTTGGTCGGGATTGTTGCAATCCGAACTTGGCGACAACGTAAACGTCGAGCGAACATCAGTTGACGGACGCGCTAGAGTCTTTACTTCCCTGATCGAATCAATAGATCACGACATCACGCCAACGGATTGGCGTGTCCATTTTAACTTGTCGCCATCAAAGCGAACAGGCACATTCACAATCAATACTTCACTGCTAAATGGCAGTGACACTCTCTGGTACTAACTAAGGAGCAACAATGGCTGCTGGATTTCCAACCAAAACATCATTCGCAAACGGCAACACTTTGCCGGCAAGCGATCTCAATGACATAACTGGATCAATAAATTTGTTGTATCCATTCACATCCTCAACATTGGCTTGGGATGCAACATACACGCCAACACTTTCAGGCGGTTGGGCAAATGGTAACGGTGTTTGGACTACGGCTTATACGCAAGTCGGAAAGATAGTCCATTATCGTGGTAAATTTGTAGTCGGTACTACAACCACAAAAGGCACAACCTTAAATATATCTTTACCGGTTACTGCTGCAACCAACGCAAGTGGCACAACATCAACAAGCCCTGGATTTGCAACTGTCGCAGGAGTCAATACTGCCTTGCTCTGGGGATACATAAGTGGAACAACTACAATGACAATGTTTGCGCTAGATGCTTCTGCTACATACCTAAGGCGTTCAGGTATTGATGCTTCAACTCCTGGTGTTTGGGCAACCTCAGATCAATTTAACTTTTCAATTTCTTATGAAGCCGCTTGATCCATGAGCATTCAAGATTGGGCAGCGGTAATTTCAACTGGAATTGCCATTCTTGCCGTTGTCGGCGCTGTCTTAGCTCGAGCGATGAAACATTGGATGCACGAACAGCTCGTCGAGCTTCGTCCAAATGGTGGCGGATCAACATATGACATAGTTCGAAAGGTTGCCAGAGAAACCGAAAGAGCAGCTGACGCCGCTGAGAAGGCTGCTGATACAGCAAGAGAAGTTCATGTTCACCTTGAGGACATCGCCCAGCGAGTCTCTGGCCTTGAGCAAGTCATCGTTGCCTGGACTCCCAAGAAGGTATCTGCAACACCTCGCAAAAAAGTTTCCTAAACAATCTCTAATCCCCAAGGAGCATCCATGTCCAAGCCATTATCCAAAACCATCAAAAACATTCTTACCCGAATGATCGCAGTTGCAATTGCAACTGGTCTTGCAACAATCGGAGCTGGCTCACTTCTTGGCGTCGATGTTTGGAAGTCTGCAGGACTAGCCGCGATTCTTGGTTGCGCCTTAGTTGCCAGAAGCCTTGCAACCGCATACCTAAGTGATGGCGAATTGACTCAGGCAGACATCGACAAGGCATTCTTGCAAGTTGATCCTGCCGGTCACGATGAAGTCTTATGCGCTCCAGAATCTTCATCTGATACCCACAACGGGATCAAATAATGATTCCTATCTTCAAAGGCACAGTCGGAACTCCTTACGGTCGTAAGTGTTGTGTTGACGGACGTCCGCACTACTGGAGCGCTCACATCCACAAGGGTCAGGACTATCCAACACCTGCTGGAACAGATGTATTCGCCGCAGCTGACGGCGTTGTCGTTGGACTCGGTATCTGGGGTTCGGCCTTTGGAGAGTCAAGCATTGTGATCAAGCACATTGTTGGCGGAGTTACTTACTACGCGATCTATGCCCACTTAATGAAAGCACTAGTCGCCAAGGGAGCCAGAGTCGCAAAAGGCCAGCACATCGGAGAATCGGGCGGTCGTAGTGGACACCCAGAAGATGGCAACGTCTCTGGCGAACATCTTCATTTCGAAGTCACCAATTCTCCATCGTGGTCGCCAACTGCTCACGTTGATCCAACTCCACTTCTAAAGGCATAAGCCAAGAACTATCTGCAACAAACAACAAGGGGAAACCATGTCGCTCGCAGAAGATCTCAAGGTATTAACTCCAAAGATTCATCCAATGAAATGTTCAGTCGGTGAGTTGTTCAAGAACTTGTCCGAAGATGAAGTTGTTTCGCTCAAGGCAGTTCTAAGCAACGAAGCGATTCGTCATACAGACATTTGCAAAGCGCTTCGAGCCAATGGTCACGCGATCACTGCATCAACGCTGGCAAGACACCGAAATAAGTTTTGCCGGTGTCAGGCATGAGCCTTGGCGACGATCTAGAAGCATTGGCAAGTCCAGGCAATTCAGGCTCGGATCATAAGAAGATCGGAACTCCAGAAGGCTGGCGTCCACGCATGGAAATCGCCAGCGATGGCGGCTTCATCATTAGTCATGCCCATGCTGCCAATGAGGTTCCAGACGCCGCCGACTTGCTCGTTGAGTTTGATCTAGATCCGACTCAATGGATTGTCACAGGCGTTCGGAAGTCTCGCTGGCAACGCTATGACGGGGAGTTTCTAGAAGCTGCCAGACTTACAATTGCGCCAGCAAAACAAGTGTCAAGCGAATTAGCAACAGACGTGGAAGAACTAATCAAGGCAGTCGCAAAGTGGCGACCAACAAGCCGTCAGAAGCCCGCAACAGGGTCTCTGGCGGCTTTGTTTTGCGTTGGTGACACCCAATACGGCAAGGATGCCGGAGACGGTACGACTGGCACAATCGCTCGGATGGATCGGGCATTGTCCGAGAGCCTAGAACGTCACAAAGAGCTTCTCAAGAACGGTCGCGACATCGGTCAGATTGTTCTTCCTCAGCTTGGCGATTGCATCGAAGGCACTTCCAGCCAAAATGGAAAGGTCATCGGCAGGTCAGATTTGTCGGTGACGCAACAAGTCCGAATTGGTCGCCGAGTGATGATGAATTGGATCAAGGCATTCGCGCCACTAACTGAGTCGCTTCTTGTTCCAGTTGTTCCAGGCAACCACGATGAACCGCATCGGATAGTCATCACCGATCCAGTTGATTCTTGGCAGATTGAAATTGCTTCTGCCGTCCAGGATGCTTGCGCCGAGAACCCTGCGTTGGCTCATGTTGAGTTCCGCTATCCATCACGCGATGATTCAACCCTTGCGATCAACATTGCCGGAACTCTTGTCGGCTTTGCTCATGGTCATCAAGCCAAAGACATGGCGGCTTGGTGGCAAGGTCAAGCAACTGGAAAGACTCCAGTTGGCGCAGCTGACGTTTTGATCACTGCTCACTTGCATCACTTCATCGCTCGGCAAGTCGGGCCGAGACTTCATCTCCAGATTCCTGCGATGGATGGCGGATCCGCATGGTTTCGCAACAGCAAAGGTTTGGATTCGCCGACAGGAATTGTCTCTCTTGTCGTAGGTGATGGATACGATCCCAGACGAGATCTCACAGTATTGGCAGGGGAACAAAGATGAATCGCGGAAAGATACTTGGACAAGCGCACACGTTAACGCATGGCGATCGAAACAAGAACTATGGAACGCCACTGACTAACCATCAGCGAATTGCTGATCTTTGGTCAACGTATCTGGAAACAGAGATTCGACCGGATCAAGTTGCGATCTGCATGACGCTGGTCAAGATTGCCAGACTTATCGAATCCCCTGATCATTTGGATTCTTACATTGACGGCGCTGCCTATATCGCCATCGCTGGGGAGATTGCAACCGATGACAAATAACGCGATCTTAGTTCCAACTCGTAATCGTCCGCACAACATTGTTGCTTTGATGGACTCGTTTGAGCAGACAAACACCAAATCGACTTTGATTGTCATCGTTGACACTGACGATTCAATGTTGGATGAATACAACAAGCTCGATGTTCGCTTGCACTTGGTTGAGCCAGGCGTTCGAGGAATGGCGCATCCGCTTAACGCTTGCGCCAGTTCATTGATTGCCAATGAAGACTTCGACCACTTCTTCTTCTTAGGCGATGATCACCGACCAAGAACCAATGGTTGGGATTTGATTTGGGAGCAGACTCTTTGCGAGCTTGGAACTGGCCTTGTTTATGGCGACGACTTATTGCAAGGAATCAACCTTCCAACTGCCGTTGGCATGACTGCCGACATCGTTAGAAGTCTTAATGGCATGGTTCCAAAAGGATTTGCTCATTTGTATCTTGACAACTTCTGGCTTCGCTTAGGTCAAGACTTAAACGCCATCAGATACCTGCCAGAGACGATCATTGAACACTTGCATCCCATTGCCGGAAAGGTTGGCTGGGATCAGGGGTATCAAGAAGTCAACTCCAGCGCTGTTGTCAGCGCCGATCAACAAGCCTTCAATGACTACATCGCCAGCGCCGAATACCAAGAACTATTGGAAACACTACGCAAATGAAAATTCTTATCACTGGAGACGCTGGCTTTGTTGGTCGAGCATTCCACCGGCACTTTAATGGCAAGCGCCATGAGATTGATGGCGTGGATCTAGTCAACGGATTAGACGCCAGAGACTTCTTTCGCACTAACGAGACAACCTATGATTTAGTAATTCATCTAGCAGCTGTCGTTGGTGGCCGAAAGAAGATCGAAGGTGAACCTTTATCTTTAGCAGTTGACTTGGCAATTGACGCCGATCTATTTGCTTGGGCATTAAGAACCAAGCCAAAACGCGTTGTTTATTTCAGCAGTTCGGCGGCTTATCCAACCACCATGCAGGAACTTGGTCAGATGAATCGGTTGATCGAATCTGACATCAACTTGGAAGACATCCGCAATCCTGACTTGACTTATGGTTGGGCAAAATTAACTGGCGAGATGTTGGCGACTCATGCGCGAGATCAAGGCTTGAAGGTTTCAGTGTTCAGACCGTTTTCAGGTTACGGATCTGATCAAGATTTGGACTACCCGTTCCCGAGCTTCATTCAACGAACCATCAACTGGCAAGATCCGTTCCAAGTTTGGGGAGATGGCAATCAAGTTCGAGACTTCATCCACATTGACGACATAGTTCGAGCAGTCATGGCAGGAATTGAAGCTGACGTTGACGTGGCAAATCTTTGCACCGGTCGAGCAACTTCATTCAATGACTTGGCTGCAATGTGCATGAAAGAGATTGGCTATCGAGCGCCGATTGAACACCTAACCGCCGAGCCAGTTGGCGTCCAGTTCCGAGTTGGCGATCCAACAAAGATGCTCACGTTTTACAAACCAAAAATCAGTCTCGAGCAGGGGATCTTCGAGGCACTATTCAAGAATTCTTAGACACCGTTAGAGACAATAAATCCCCTGATCTTCCTTTGCTGGAAGTCAGGGGATTCTTTGTTGTTTAGGCGACTAATTCTGGCATTGATAGCAGATTCACAACTGCCGTTGGTCGAGAGCGTTCCAGCAATGTGTATTGCTGGGTCGTAGCGACAGATGCGTGGCGCATAAGATCGCGCACCACCAACAAGTCACCGCCAGAAGCCTTC